GGACATCTGCTCCAACTGCTACAAGAAGCTGTATCCCGTCGGTTACTACGGCTGCTGGATTGATGACGATCAGGGCCTGCCCTGGAAACGTCGGCTCCGTAACGCCTGGCTTGACCTCAAGGTGGCCCACCGTGAGCAGCGCCTGCTCTGGCACATCTTTAAACGGTAGCCGCGTTGTCATCCTCATCTGGGTCGCTGTCCGCACACTGGACCATGCTCAACATGGCCCGTCGATCAGGGTCAAGAATCCATTCCTCCTCAATAGCCCACACGTCCTGGACCAGGTGAGCAGCTTCTTGGTTTGAGTCCAGGTCAGCTCCCTCAGGGACAAGCTCCAGGGTTTGGTCGATCTTGCGCCAAAGATCAGTTAGGGATCGTTTGTAGATGGTGTTGATGTGGCGTTGGAGCGATGGGTTGGGTCTGCGTCGTGTCATAGATTGTACAGTAAGTCGATAGGTTATTTGCCTTTCGGGCTACAGATCCTCAAGAACTGGGGTGAGGTATGCGCCTGTACGCATAGACCTGGCCCCTGGTGCTGCCCCTGGCCTGCTGTCGCTAGATCCTTAATCTAATGAGATCCCAGTCATTGCAGTGGATCTACCCTGCTGCTGGGCCCTGGGCTGGCACAGAAGCACCCCCACCCCCCTGAATTTTGAGAAGGGGAGGGGGTATTGGGGGGTAGGCCGCCGGAACGCCCTACGTATCTCCCTTTGGAAATTTCTGTCAAATTACTTACCCCCCTCCAGGAGCCCCTACAAGGCCCCTCTACCTTCTCAAAGGTCAAACCCTACCCATCAACATCTCAAAGCCCCTTCTAGAGCCTTCTAGACCCCTCTCATCATCAATGCAGCAGATCTGCACCTTGGTTGACAACGAGACGCTGTGATGTGTAGGACATAGGGGTGAGGCCAGCGTGGCGGACACCACCTGACCTCGTGACCAACTCAACCAGAGATTGAGCTGATGACTTCATCATGGCTACCCCAGGCAAGACCTGCTGCAGCACAACCACCGTTCATCACCCGTAAGCCTGTACGGATCACGACAACGGTGTCTTGGGCTACGTACCAGTCTTTGATCGGGAAGAGCGACTTCGAGGGCCGGAGCTTAAGCAACCTGATGGCTTTTGTTCTGGAGTCCTATGTCAAGAGCCCCCAGGGATCCCTTGATCAGAGGCCCCTCTGAGCTCCTTTAAGGCCTTTCTAATGCTCTGAGCAAGGGTTGTATTGCCTTTAGCCTCTACAGCCCTTAGAGCCTCTTCTAGGGCCCTCTCACGTTGACTTGGATTCATCTGTTCGGTAACGAGCGGTGATACGCATCTCGTCAAAGAACCCCTGACCTGTTTCTGAGTAGACCCCTGCTGTCAAAGGTGGGGGAGGGATCTCTTGTTGTTCAAACTCACGGATAGCTTGAGTAACGGTTGATGAGGCTTTGGCTGAGATGTAATGACCCTCTAACCAGACCAACACTCCATAGACCAAATAGGCCAGGGGTTTGGGTAGGTAGGAGGTCAGGGATTGATAGAGCTGTTTGAACTCATGAAGGACTAACCTGTCCTTGTTGATTGTTGGTGTTGTCACTGCTGCTGCTGCTGCTAGGCCACATAGCTGTGGTAATGGTTGGTAGTGCTTTTACCAGGATCTTCTTGCACTCAAGAGCGATGTCTTGGTGTTCCTTCTGGGTACCGTTAGCAGCCCTAAGGTCAATGTAATGAAGCCAGGACCTCACGCTTCCTGCCATGTACAGGCGGGTAGGGGTGCAGAGGGGCAGGACTTCTCTGGCACACTCTTTGGCTATTCCGGCTTCCAACAGTTGTTGATAGACATCGTAAGCTTGACAGAACAGTTCACCAATCTTCCTGTCAAAGAATTCAGTAGTACTGGTGTGAAGATCATCAATGCTGTTTTGCCTGTTCTTAAGGTCTTGCCTGCGGAGTTTCGGTAACTCTGGTCTTAGGCTTACTTCTGCATACCGTTGAGAGAACTCTTGGAAGCAGAAGGATCTGTGTCTAAGGATCTGAGCTGCAATAGATCTGGTGGTGTTGATCTCCATGACAACATGAGCCATCTCGAATGGAGACCAGTGGTTATGTTTGATGAGGTATCGTATCAGTTTCTCACTGTCAGGGTTATCCTGATTTGAAGGGTTAGAGACTCTTGCACAGTAAGCAATAAGCTGTTCTGCTTTAGGAGTAACTGATACTAATGATACTGACATGTTATAATACAAGGTGTATGACAGCTCAGGGTGAGGGTGATTGAGTCTTGGCTAACGCCAATCCTCAAACCCCACCAGCTTCGCTGTGTTCCTGGGGAGTCAGACATCAGGTCGTCAGGGCTACGCCCTTCCTCCTTCTGTCTTCCTCCTACGGAGGCCGGGGCCGGTAGGTTTTGTGTCTTCTAAAGGGCGGCCGGAAACCCTTTAGCGGGAGTGTTGCTATCTCACTCCTACGGTCAATTGTTTGGTCTTGTGGGCTAGGGGGAAGGCCCCCCATGTAAAACGGAAGGGCCTCGATTCATCACCGCATATCCACACGGATCGTGTCTTACGACCCTCAGGGGAGCACCACTTCCCCTGTAAACATGGTTTATCAAAACTACCGACCCTTAGGAGTCCAGTCGTAGACAGGCTTGTGGGCAGGTGTCAGGGTCTTAAAGCTCTTGCCCAACACCAGGGCATCAGTAGCCAGGTGAGGGTGGTCTTCAAAGGCCGTCATCATGGCTTGCCATTCCTCATGTTTACGGATGGCTTGGGCCTGGAAGGCAGACTGGGCAAGGGCATCGATGAACCACTTGACCCCTTGAGCCAGAGCGTCAATACGGTCATCGTGTTTGACGGCTCCTTTCTCCCGACACATCCTGGACATCTGGTACATGAGCATGTACTCCAGGCGTTTCTCAGGAGGGGAATCAGGGTTGGACTTGTAGTCGTAGTCGAACACCTTGGGGTCAATGATCAGCTTGTGCTGGTTCATGACTGGTTCCAGGGTATCGATGATGCGTTCTTCTTTTCTTACTGTTGCTCTGACTTCTTCGATGTCGATGGGTACTTGCATCTGGATGGCATGACGCTTAAAGAGTTCGCAGATCATGCCGTCTCCAAAGTTGGATTCAACTAGGAGTCGAGACGCCTTGTAACGCTTAGCAAGACGAATAATGTCAGACAGAGTATCGTCACTATAGCCATCACGGTAAGCCTTTAGATCACGGACGAATACGTAGCCATTAGCTTGCGAAAGGACGCAGGCCACAGTTTCATCAGTTCCTCGTCCCGACGGATCGACCGATACAATCGTTTCATCGAAAGGAACGATTCCTTCGTCAATAAACATGGGACTGTAGAACCGATCTCCAGGAAGACCCACAGCAGGCAGTTCTTTAAGGCAATAGCGTATATCTGATGACCAAGCATAACGTTCTGCACACTCTTCCCCAATCGGGGTAACGATTAGATCTTGGAACTTAAGGGGAAACTTCTCCGCATCAGAGAGCGAGGTGTCCAACATGAACTGGAGCATGAAGTTGCTTCTACCCATCGCTGCTTCTCGTTCCAGCAGATCGAAGTCCGTAAAGCGACTATCTGTTGGAGCCCAGGGTTCTGCCCCGTTGTCCATATCGGCCACCAGAAGCGGCGCTAAGAGGCCTTCATACCCCCTGGCCTCACGTGGGTACCTAGCGGGCCAAACAAAGGGCTTGTAGGACCTCTCAGCGAGCTTTCTGTAGATTGTAAAAGTAGACTGAGGTGTGCCTAAAAACAGGATTCGGCTGCTCTCATCTGGGGTAAGGATTGACTCCGCTTCAGTCACTAGTTGCAGGAGCTTTTCCCGCTGCATATCTGTAGCAGAGTTCAGGGGAACTTCAACGTCATCAAAGATCATTAAATGGGCACGGGATCCAGTCATCTGACCTGTGATGCCCACAGACTTGACAGAGGGAGCCTGGTGGGGTTTTGCTGGCCCTACGTCGAAGGAGATCCGCGACCACCTCTGATCTTCTGATTTGGGACCCAGATGGTTGAGCCAAGAAATATCGAGAATGAGCTTCTGACAGAAGATCGAGAAGTTGTCGGCTCGTTCCTTGGAAGCCGAGATCACCATGATCTTCTTGTCCGGGTCGTTGTAGAGAGTCCATAGCACAAATGCTGCTGTAATCCAGGACTTTCCAACTCCACGAAAAGCGCTGATCTGGAGACGCTTAGGACCGTGTTGCAGATAGTCAGCAATCGCCAGTTGAGCCCGTGTGGGCCTTGGGAGTCCTAGCTCCCTCCAGATCAGTGTTAGAAAGAGTTTGAACTCCTCTCGAAGCTTGCGGTCTAAATCATTAACGTTCATAGGTGCTACGCAAACGGCACCATTCGCCCATCAGGAAGGATCCTTTCGTATTGAGCGGGTGGCCGATAATTCGGGTTACCAGGTGGTTTGATTTCTCTTGGGCTCCAGCCTGGTGTTGGTAGTGGGGTGTGTGGGCCTTGGGGGATCTCCAGTTGGGACGAGTTCCACCGAATCGGAGGAATACCCAACGCTTCCCAGAACGGTCTTTGACCTGTTGCGGGTTGATTCTGTTGTTGTGGGATTTGAAGCTCTTGTTGCTGTT